ATTTCGAGGTCAAGGACGCCGAAGTATTCGGCGGCGCTGGGAGCGTCGGCTACACAAGCGTTGCGCTGAAGCACGCGAAAGCCGCCGACCAGCTTGTGGGCATCATCAACAATTCGGTTCAGTGCGAAGGCTTCCTTTACGCCCAGCGCAAGAGCACTGCCGACCTGCTCGGTGTTCCCGTCGAGTGCGTCAGAGCCATTACATACGACCAGTACGAGGCCGCGACCGGAGACGACGAAACGGAGGACGACGATGAAGATTATTAAGCCCGGCTTCGAGTTCATCACGCCTATTGACGGCGGCATAATTCTGAAGCGCCTTGAGGAGTGCGGGCGCGTCTGCTACAAATCTGAGGGCAAAATCACGGACGACAGCGCCCCTAAGTTCGTTGCCGGTATCATCAAGCGCGGCCACGAGGCGGTTTTGGAGCATTGCAGCTTTACCGTGAAATTCATCTGTGACCGTGGCGTCAGCCATGAGATCGTCAGGCACCGGATGGCATCCTATTGTCAGGAGAGCACCCGCTACTGTAATTACGGCAAGGATCAGTTCGGCAGCGAGATCACGGTTGTTGAGCCGTGCTACCTGAACGAGAATACCTTCGCCTACGACGAGTGGAAAGAGGCTTGCCGCCGTGCTGAAACCGCCTATTTCAACCTTCTGAATTGGGGTCTGTCCCCGCAGGAGGCCCGCGCCGTGCTCCCGAACAGCCTCAAAACGGAGGTCGTTATGACGGCCAATATCCGTGAATGGCGTCACTTCTTGCGGCTCCGTACCTCCACCGGCGCGCATCCGCAGATTCGGGAGATAGCTACACCACTGCTGCGTGAGTTGCAGCAGATCATTCCCATCTGCTTTGACGACATTCTTCCGAAGGAGGCTGACCATGAAACGAGCTGAAATTCTGGAACAGGCGCGTAAATGCGTCTGCGGAGAGCGTGAGCGCGAGTACGGCAGGCCCGAAAACAACTTCGCCCTTATCGGCAAGCTGTGGGAGGCGTACACCGGAATGCGCTACAGCGCGAAGGACGTTGCTATGATGCTGGCGCTCCTGAAGGTGGCCCGCATCAAGACCGGCGTCAAGGGTGACAGCTTCGTTGACTTGGCCGGTTACGCCGCCTGCGCTGGCGAGATCGCCACGGAGACGCCGAAAGTCCCGCCTGTCAACACCTGCATTTCCTGCGGCGCTGAAATCCCGGAAGGGCGACAGGTCTGCCCCAACTGTTTGGGAGGTGATCCGCATGGCGAGGGATGAATGCTGGGACGCGCTCAAGGAACACGCCCGGCAGAATCACAGAGAGCGGGTAGCAAAGAACCCGGACCGTATCGAGTATGCGATCCGGCAGCTTGAAGCCCATAACATCGAATACGTTCTGAAGAACGACGCCACAGGCCATTTCCACTGCCGCCGTAAATCCGATGACGCACTGGTCCAGTTCTGGGCGGGCACCGGTAAAATCCTCGGCTACACACAGAGAGGCATTCACAACCTGATCCGCATTTGCGAGGAGGATGTGAATGAGTGACTGGACCGGAAACAGCCGGTCGGCCCACGCCATTCTGGGCGCACGAAACTACGCCCAGAATGAGCGCGAGGTCAACGACTATTACGCAACCGAACCCAAAGCTGCGCAACTCCTCATGGAGGTTGAACAGTTCGCCCCGATGGTGTGGGAGTGTGCTTGCGGTGAAGGACATTTAGCAAAGGAATTCGAGAAGGCGGGCTATCACGTCTACGCTACAGACCTGATTGACCGGGGCTTCGGGCATCAACAGGATTTCCTGAAGTGCCAAGCCCCCCCCGTCCCCGGATTCGACATCATTACAAACCCGCCATATTCAAAGGCGCAGGAGTTTGTCAAGCACGCTCTTGACATCTCAGCGGACGGCTGCAAGGTGGCTATGTTCCTCAAGATACAATTCCTTGAAGGCAAGGCACGACGAGCGCTCTTTGAAGAATACCCGCCCAAAACCATATATGTCAGCTCAAGCCGCCTGCGTTGCGCTATGAACGGCGATTTTGAGAACAGTATAAAATCAAGCGCTGTCTGCTATGCGTGGTATGTGTGGGTGAAGGGGTACACCGGTGACACGGTGATTAAATGGATCAATTAAAAGGAGTGAAATACATGGATAAGAAAAATAGTGGTGGCGGCGGAATCGGCTTCGTTGGCCTGCTGACCATCGTGTTTATCACACTCAAGCTGACGCGCGTTATTGCTTGGTCGTGGTGGTGGGTGCTGTCTCCGCTCTGGATCAGCGTCGCAGTGGTCGCATTGATCGGCATTATTGCCGTCTTTGTGGCCCTCCTGAGGAAATGACCCGCGTTACCAACCACGCAGCGCGAAGAACGAAGGAACGTCTCGGCCTGCCGAAGAAGCTCTCCCACAAGAACGCTGAAAATGCGCTGCGGTACGGCATCCGGCACAGCGACACCAGCGGCAGCCTGAACCGGTACATATCGGCGCTGTACTGGAAGCACGAGACGGCGAACAACATCCGTATCTACTGCAACAACGTTTATATCTTCCACGGTGAAACCCTTATAACGATTTTTCCGCTGCCGCAGAAGTACCGAAAAACTGCGGCGCGGATCAATCGGAAAACCACAGAACGAGGTGAGTTCGATGAAAATACCTGAAAAGATCAAGATCGGCGGCAAGACCTACACCGTCGAGATCACCGACAAAATGGATCTCGGTATCAATAATGTATCGGCGGAAATTCTCTACGGCGACCTGATTATCCGCGTCAGCCCGCAGGCCACGGCCAAAATGGAAGCGGATTTCATCCACGAAATGGTCCATGCGATTTATTTCGGCCTCGGCTACCGCGACCACGACGAAAAACGTGTGGACGAGCTGGCGAACGCGCTCCATTCGGTCATTGTTGATAATCCGGATGTGTTTGCGCCCGCTGAGGTCGGACGCCATGAGAGTTAAGCAGTATAAGGGCACAGTCTACGGCGCTGAACTGACCGCCAAAGAGCGGCGCGCCATGAACATTGAGATAAACCGGCAAATCGTGGAGGCTGACCGTAAATACCTGAACAATGTTGACGCCATGATCCTTTATTTCCTGCACAAGTACCTCGGCTTCGGGAAAAAGCGGCTCCGGCGCGCATGGGAACAGTTTACGGTCATCCACGATGATCTGGTCAACTACTACGAAATGCCCGACGACGACGCATGGCTTGCGGATCGCAAGCTGAAAGAGATCGGCGTTGACGTTGCGGCATGGAACGCGGAAAAAGGAGACAGCCCATGAAAAACGACGCAGAAAGAGGCTCACTTATGAAAAGCGATACAAACATCCCGTGCGTCCAGCTTTCTACCGAACAGCAGGTGGCGGCCATTGAGGCCGCTTGCAAGGCCGCAAATCTTGACGCGCATATCACCAGAATCACGGCAAAAAGCAGGGCTGTCACATGGGCGGAAAAGCTCGCGGTCCGCTTCAAATTGGATCGAGAAGACCTTGTGGTCAAAAACAGCTATATGTACTGCGACGCGCTGGATATGTGTTTCTTCTTCCTGAATGGCCGTACTCCCGCCTTCGCTTATGCCGGTTATACCGTGGTACGGTCAGCGGACGCAAACGGCGGATTGGTCAAAGCTTTTGCCAAGGCAGACGAGGTGCTGCGGTATATGGCAGAGTATCAGGAAAAGGAGGCGGCTACACAGTGAGCTATGATGTGAGCTTCAAGGCCAAACTTGAAGGTACGGATCAGTGGGTGTACGTCGGTGACGACTGGATCAACCACACGTCCAACACCGCCGCCATGATTAAAGAGGTGTGCGGCTCCTATCCCTCTGAGTGGAACGGCAAACGCTGTGCCGATATGTACCCCGTGCTCATGCAGGGCGCGTCCCGGCTGTGTCTGCATCCGAAGCGCTACCGGCAGTTTGAGCCGGGCAACTGCTGGGGCACGGTGGAATCCACAGCGGAATTTCTCAGGCAGATTGCGGACAACTGCGATAAGTTCCCGACCGCCGTGATCGAAGTCGATTGTTAGGAGGTCTGTATGGCAAACTACCCCAAGAGGAACAGCGAGGGCTACTACGACCCCACAGCGTATGAGGGCGTGAAATCTATCGTCCGTGAAGAAAACGCGCTGGATGGCCGCGTGAGCGACCTCGTGAGGGTCCTTAAATTCATCATCCGTAACTGCGGCTTTGAGCTTGTCAGCCGCATTGAAATCAAAGACGTCAAGACCGGGAGGGTGTTCAAATGAGTGATATGACGAAGGCCGAGCTTGAAGCTGAACTCAGGCAGGCACGGGACAAAATCTGCTATTGCGAGTGCAAGAACAAGGAGCTTCAGGAGCGTCTGAGTGCGATTGTGGCACCCGTCCAGTGCGACACCTACGCCGAGGCCGTCAGGGCCTACGGCAAGCAATCGCAGCTTGTGATGGCTATGGAGGAAATGTCCGAGCTGACCAAGGAGCTGTCGAAGAATCTTCGCGGCGCGGATAACTCTAAGGCGCTGGCCGAGGAGATTGCCGACGTGGAAATCATGCTGGAACAGCTCAAGGTCATTTTCCGCAACCGCGCTCTGGTGGACCGCATCCGTGCGGGAAAGCTGGTCCGTCTGTCTGACCGGATCACGGGAGAAGCGCGGGAATGAGCGGTGCGGAGCTACACAAGGAGGCGACACCTTCCCCGGTGACGGGGGGGGTGATCCTGAGGACAGGAGTACCTGATTATGAACTATGACAGACAAATCACCATATCCGTAGGCAACAACCGCCGTGATATGGTCTGGAAACAGACGGTGCTGACCGTCGAAGAACTCTATAAACGGCTGTCTACCCCGGTCCGTGGGACCGAAACCTTGCAAGATTATCTGCATCTGAAGAAATCGCAGCAGGACGATCTAAAGGACGTCGGCGGCTTTGTGGGCGGCTCCCTGCTGGGGCAGCGCCGCAAGGCAAACAATGTGACCGGGCGCGACATCATCACGCTTGACTTTGATAATATCCCCGGCTGGCAGACGGAAACCATCATCGGCAAAATGGACGAGCTGGGCTTCAGCTACTGCATTTACAGCACCCGCAAGCACACGCCTGAGCGCCCGCGTCTGCGCGTCGTTGTCCCGACCGATAGAACTATGACCCCAGACGAATACGAGCCATGCGCGCGCCGTGTGGCCGCTCATGTGGGCATCGGCATGGCCGATCCGACCACCTTTGAGACGGTCCGGCTCATGTACTGGCCCTCCTGCTGCTGTGACAGTGAGTTTGTTTACAAGGCTGTAGACGCACCGCTGATCTCCGCAGACGCCCTGCTGGGTACATATACCGACTGGCACGACCTGACGAGCTGGCCGGTGGTCCCCGGTGCTACCAGCTATCAGAAGCTGGCTATGAAGCAGGGCGACCCCGAAGAAAAGCAGGGCCTTGTGGGTGCCTTCTGCCGCACCTATAACGTGCTGGCGGCTATGGATGCCTACCTGCCGGGCATCTATGAGGCCGTGGACAACGACCCCGACCGTTATACCTATCTGGGCGGTTCCACCACGGGCGGCGCGATCATCTATGACGGCGGCAAGTTCTTGTTCAGCCACCACGCGACGGACCCGTGCAGCGGGCGGCTGGTCAACGCCTTCGATCTGATCCGGCTACACAAGTTCGGGGACAAGGACGACAATGCTTCGCCGGAAACGCCCATTGCAAAGCTCCCGTCCTACAAGGCTATGTGCGATCTGGCGCTGGCCGACAAGACCGTATGCGCCACGCTCAACCGTGAGCAGCACGAACAGGCCATGAAGGAATTCGAGGGCATGGGCAACGATCCCGCGCCGGAGGACGATACCGCATGGGCTGAGAGGTTGCAGCGCACGCAGGACGGCAAGATCAAGAGCACCATCGACAATGTGCTCATTATCCTTGACGGCGATCCGCTCCTGCGGGGCAAGTTCGCGCTCAATCAGTTCGCAGGGCGCGGTGAGGTGCTGGGGCCGCTGCCGTGGAAAAAGGATGGAAAACGCCGCCTGTGGTCCGACACCGACAGCAACGGCCTGTACTGGTACATGGAACGCTTCTGGGGCATTTCCGGACGCGGCAACATCGACAGCGCCCTTGACATTCATGCCTCACAGCACGCCTTCAATGAGGTGCGCGAGTACATCGAGCGCCTGACGTGGGACAGCGTGCCCCGGCTGGACACGCTGTTCATTGACTACCTCGGTGCCAAAGACACCGCCTATAACCGCGCTGTGTGCCGCAAGAGCTTCACCGCAGCCGTTACCCGCGCTATGATCCCCGGCTACAAGTACGACAACATGGTCATCCTTGCGGGGCCGCAGGGCATCGGTAAAAGTACCCTGCTGGATAAAATGTCCCGTGGCTGGTTCAATGATTCCATTCGGACGTTCGAGGGCAAGGACGCATCAGAGCTGCTTCAGGGCGTGTGGCTGGTGGAGGTGTCAGAGCTGGACGCTTTCCGCAAGACCGACGTCGCCCGCATCAAGCAGTTCCTCTCCCTGCGTGCCGACCGCTACCGCGCAGCGTATGGCCGTCATGTCTCGGAGCTGCCCCGGCAGTGCGTGTTCTTCGGCAGCACGAACACAACCGACTTCCTTCAGGACACGACCGGCAACCGGCGTTTCTGGCCCGTGGACGTGGGCGAGCAGCCGCACGCCAAAACCGTGTGGCGCGACCTGACCGACGATGTTATCGACCAACTGTGGGCGGAGGCAAAGGCTCGCTGGCAGGCTGGCGAATCGCTGTACCTCTCCGGTGACGTGGAGCAGGAGGCGAAGATCAAGCAGGAGGAGCACCGCGAGGTGTCCGTCCGTGAGGGCATGATCGAGGAGTTCGTCGAAAAGCAAGTGCCAGTTGACTGGGCGAAATGGCCGCTTGACAGGCGGCGGGACTACTGGTGCGGAGCTACACGGACGCCGGATGGGCAGGAGCTTGAGCTTGTGGACCGTGACCGTATTTCCGCTGTGGAAATCTGGTGTGAGCGTCTGAACGGAAATATCCGTGACATGAAGCCCGCTGACACGCGGGAAATCAACGCCATTCTGGCAAAGATGGACGGCTGGAAGCGGAACAATAATCCTCTCCGTTTTGGCCCATACGGTCAGCAGCGCGGCTTTGCCCGTGTCCGTCGCCGGTAACGAAATAGGTGTTACAAACGGGGGTGTTACAAGCGGAAACGGCGTCGAAGCTGTAACACCTATGCCGTTACAGAAATTTGGGGTGTAACCCCTATTGTAACACCATTTGTAACCCCGAAAAGCCCGTATTTCAAAGGCTTTTCGGCTTAGTGTTACAATGTTACATACTTTTCCTATTGAATACTTGTAATAAAGGGCGCACGGGTGTTATACGCCATAGCGCCTATACGCACGGGGAATTATAGGATTTTATCCCCAACTGTAACAGGAGGAACTATTGAATGCTTGAATCCTATTACGAAAATAAGCTGAGAACCGGCGTCCAGAAGCTGGGCAACGGCGTCCGGTGTCTGAAGTTTGAAAGCCCCGGTTTCTCCGGTGTCCCTGACAGGATCATCCTTCTTCCCGGCGCAAAGGTGATTTTCGTAGAGATGAAGAAGCCGGGGAAAACGGAACGCAAGCGGCAGCTTTATGTGCAAGGGCTGCTGCGTGCGTTGGGCTTTGAAGTTTTCTCGGCGGTCGATAGTACGGAGAAGATCGAAGCCGTGCTTGCACGATGCAGGGAGGTACTGAGGGATGAAGGATTTTTGCCCGCATAACTATCAGCAGTATTGCATTGATCGAATTATTCGTGATCCGGCATTGGGGCTTTTCTTGGACATGGGCCTCGGCAAAACGGCTATCACGCTGACTGCGATCAAGCGGCTGAAGTATGAATATTGGGCAGTGCGGAAGGTGCTTGTCATTGCTCCGAAGAAGGTAGCTGAATCGACATGGGACAAAGAAGCTGCAAAGTGGTCCCACCTCTCCTGTCTCCGGCTGGTACACGTCCTCGGCTCTGTGGGGCAGCGTACCGCAGCACTGGCCCAAACGGCGGACGTTTATCTTATCAACCGCGAGAATGTGCAGTGGCTGGTGGGCTACTACGGGCACAGCTGGCCGTTCGATATGGTGGTCATCGACGAAAGCAGCAGCTTCAAAAATCATCAGGCAAAGCGCTTCAAGGCGCTGAAGCTGGTGCGCTCTCGGATCAACCGCATTGTTGAGCTGACCGGCACGCCGAATCCCCGCAGCCTTATGGACCTGTGGGCGCAGGTGTATCTGCTGGACTGCGGGCAGCGGCTGGGCCGTACCATCACATCGTACCGCGACGCATACTTTGTGCCGGATAAGCGCAGCCGCACGACGATCTTCTCCTATGCGCCGAAGCTGGGTGCAGCGGACGAAATCTACAGGCGCATTTCTGACATCTGCATCAGCATGAAATCGGAAGACTACCTCGACCTGCCGGAACTGATCTATGAGGACACCCCCGTCAAGCTGGACCCCGCAGCTCAAAAGGCTTATGATCGTTTGGAGCGGGACACGCTGCTTAAGGTGGACGAGACAGTCATTACGGCTGGCTCTGCCGCTACTCTGCGCGGCAAGCTCCTACAGCTCTGCAACGGCGCTGTGTACGACGAGGACGGGAACGTCATCACCGTGCATGACTGCAAGATCGAGGCGCTGCTTGAGACTGTGGAGCAGCTGAACGGGCAGCACGCGATTATCTGCTACAACTTCAAGCACGACCGCGACCGGCTGTTGCAGGCGCTGGAAGTTACACACTTGCGGGTGAGAGTGTACGAGGGCAAAGCGGAAGAAGACGACTGGAACGCCGGTAACATCGACCTGCTGTTGATGCAGCCCGCGTCCTGTGGCTACGGCCTCAACCTGCAAGAGGGCGGCCATCACATCATCTGGTT